TCAGCATCTTCCCCTTCAAATCCTCATCCAGCATCTCCTCCATCAGTGCAATCCCTGCACCAACAAACGGCAGTCCCAGAATCCCAGCCGCACCGACCTGAGCAAGAATCATATTCTTAAACGCAGCTTTTGCATCCTGCCTTTGCTTTGGAGTCAAGCTTGCTTCCTCACCCTTGAAATGTTCACTCCATCCATGTTTGTAATAAGTTGCAAGCTGTGCAAACCGCCCACGGACGTAACTCGAAAGCGCGTAAACCACATGACCGGCGTCCCCTAGTTTCCCAAACATCTCAGGCCTCTCAAGCCTCCCACCAGAGTTGTTAGTCGCCAGGTCAAACCTCGCAGCCTCCAACTTCGCCTGCTCATGGGTAAGCCCGTTTGCCCGACCCTGTCGATAAGCGGGGATCAGTGCGAGAAGGCCGTTGTGCTGGGTGAAGTTTGAGTAAAGCCCCATGACGCTCTGTTCATACTTGTGAACGGGAGCAGCCAAAGCCTCAGCGGTTGTCTGAAAACGATTGCCTTCCATGAGATCGAGGAGCTTGCGTTGCTCTCTCCCAGTGGCTTCAAACAAATCCGCAAGTGGGGCTCTCTGAACTCGGGAGATGTTATCCGCGAGCATGTCCATGATGTCCTTAGCGTCAGCAGCTTTGCCCTCGTTAGCACGATACCACATGGCGGGAATGCCGTCATAGTCCTTGCCGTTAGCTTTGACCTGCACATCAGCTGGTTTCCAGATCTTCTCCTTTGCAATCTTCCCATACATCCTGAAGACTTCGTTCTGAGCCCTGCCGATCATCTTCATCGCTTGCCACTGGGTGGCGCCTTGCGCGCGGAGTTCAGGGATGTGGGAAAGGAATGGCTGAAAGCCTTCAGCAAGGTGTCCAGGGAAGTTCAAGCCAATGTGGAATGCTGCATTCGCGCGGTTCATCTCCTTCCAGAACGCTCCGTCAGTTTTCTTACTCTGTTCAAACAAAGCCAGGAACTGGTCTTTCTGCGTGCGCTGCATTTGCAACTCCGGATGGCGTAGCTCAAAATTCACCCGTGCGTTCAGCGAAGCGTTCGACGCGGCGGAGATGGAAGCAGGAACGGAGTGCATGAACTGCTCAAGCACATCAAAGCGGGAAAGATCCCCAGTGAAGTTTCTTCCAGTTCCTGGCTTATACATGCTCTGTGCGTTGACCTGATGCTCAAGTTCACCAACAAAGTTAAACTGTTTCATCAAATCCGCTTTGATGTCGTCCGGGATGTTGGAGAGCTCAACGAAGTCTCTGACGCGTTTCTCTTTCCGCTCAAGAATGTCTCGGACAGCATCATTCACATGGAAGGCTTCCTTGGCGGCCTTGTCACTTGAGCGAAGTGGAACACCCTCCAGAACCCACCCGGCGTCAAGATACTTCTTCAAGACTTTGTTCAGCTCGGTTGTAGAAGCTGCGTCGATAACATCTCGATTGCCTTGCTTGTCGACAATGCGTTGGCGAAACTCTTTAAACCTTCTCAGCGACATATAGCTCGGCCTAGAATCATAAAACGCTTTCAACTCCGCATTAGACTCCGCATAGACCTTAGCCATCTCAACCGCAGTGGTTGCCTCTTCCTCACTTAGTCCTTTAACAGCTTCCTGAATTTTCACTTGATCACCATTCAACACGCCGTCAAACAAACCAGCAGCCCGGTCGTAAGCTCCCTCAAAGCCAGCTTTGTTCTTTTGACTAGGTAGCGAGAACACCGCGTTCGCAATCAACGCAGTGGCTCCATGTTTCTCAAACTCAACGAGGAACTTCTGCAAAGACATGTTAGCCCGCTGGTGGTTAGCCATCGTTTCAAGCAATGCCTTCTGCGCCTCCGGCTTAAACTGCTTCAACCTCCCACGCAGCTCCGGTGACATGCCTTTGTCATTGAAGACCATCTCCACCGTCCCATCCGCTTGCTCACGCATCTCCAGCGGATTTAGTCCTTCCTTCTCTGCGTTGGTGGACATGTCATTCCAGAGTTTCTTCAACGCAGGACTCCCCACCACACGTTCAAGCGACGGTGAGTCCATCAAGACCTTCCCCGTCCCAGACATCGTGCCATACATGATCTTCATGATATGTGCATTAACGTCCATCTTGACATCATTGGCTTTCCGCACAGCATCCACAGCAGGCTGAAGCACTGGATACATCCTCCCCAGATTCCCCATCCCCATCACAAACTTCTGCCAGGTGGTTCCGAGGAACTGCCTAGGTTCCGTCATGAACTTAGGCCGCCCAGTGGTATCCTGTGCGAGCAAAAAGTTCTCCGCCTGTCCTTGACGCATTCCAGGATTGCCAAGCTCCAAGAACCTCGCCGCCTCTGCAGCATCAAACTCCGCTTCGCGGAAGCTCCTCCGGACAGCGTCGAAATAGCTCTCCATTGTCTTAACCTGCTGATACTGATCCAAGGAGAATCCAAGCTTCGCCCAGGTGGTCACACCCTTCACCAGCCTCTGCATAGTAGCCACCGTCCAGTCAAGCAAATCCCGAATCGGCCTAGGCAGGAAAGCAAACATCTCCTTTGGATTAGCCGAATGCAACGCGCCAATTGCCAACATCGCATGTGAGTTAGCCAGCCATTCCTCATTGTTAGGATTCTTCAGGACGCCTTCAATATCCTTCAAGCTCATCCCTTTTGGAATAGCCATATCCCGAATCGCGGCCTCGACGTTAGCTTTTGCCTCTGGGGAAGCAGCCTTTACCCATTCTTCCGCGCGGGAGATCAGAGCTTGGGCTTCAACGCCATACTCACCTGCCTTGGCTTTGGAAAAGGAGACATGGGCGTGCTCGTGAGCGAAGATGAAGGAAATTTGATCGGGAGTGGAAAGGGAGCGGAATGCCGGTGAGTTGAGGAAGATTTGCTTGGCTTGCTGGGAGGCTGCGCCGAAGATGGTTCCCTGAGGTTCCCCAAGCAAAGGTTTTGATTTGCCAATATTTTCTGCGAAAACTTTACCTTCAGGAGTTAAAGAGATCACATGGGACATCAATTTGGGCTCACCTCCAGGAGACATCTCACCTTTAAGATTAATCAAACCATCACGCTGCAATGAATTGAAAGCTCTTGTTAATTCAGGTGAGGCCTGTGAATTATAGAAATAAGAATCTGGATGCGCTTCCAAATGCTTTAGAATTAGCTCTTTCCCTACACCCTGTCCTTTAAGTGAATCAGGAATTGTAACCCGCCCTATGCGTCTAACATTTTCAACAGTAGCTTCAATCAGTCTTTCTACATTTTTTCGATCTCCTGGAGCTTCTCTGCTATTAAAGAAAGCAGGCCCCTCCATCTGGGATTCTTTTCCCGTAGGAAACTGTGAAAGATTCGTGGTTGTCTTCCCTTCAATTTTAATTCCGTTGTCGTGGATAAAAGTATGTTCCCCATCTGGCTCTGTGGAATATGTTAAACGTTTTTTAGGGGCGATCCCAAGCTCTCCATAAACCACCTCAGGATTATTGAAAAGCCGAGCGATCTTTGGAAGGTCTTCCACAAAGCGAGAGCGGGAAATTGGATCAATCCATTCCATATTCCCAGCAATGGCATCCGCAAACGCGCGGACCTGCATCACAGGGGCGTCGGGAGTGGGAACGCGCGGATCGCCAGTAGCGGCAAGTTTCAGGCTAGCATCTTTCTCCTTCTGCAGCCTAGCAAGTTTAACCTGATCCGCCTCAGTGGCCTCCATGAACTTCTTCGCAGTCTTCTTCCAGTCAAACAACGGATTGGTCGTTGTGCGGGAAAGCGATTCCACATAGGACTCCACAAACTCCGCATAGAGTTTGTTCCCTGCTTTTGCTTTAAATCTTGTCTTTGACAGCTCCGACCAGAAACCATTCCAATCTCTGCCTTCAGCAAGCGCAGCAACAGCTCTAGCCTCGCTTTCCTCGATGACATCATCCGCACTGGTGATCTCATCCTGCTCAGCAACGACTTCGCCAAGTGGGTCACCATCTTCCACAGCACGGGCATCCACTTCATCCTTATTTGCCTCACCGCCCTTGACTTCAACAGGCTCAACCAAGCCTTCATTCAACTTATCTCCAATCTGGGGAGTTGAACTTTCCCGAGTGGAGCCAAGTTTTGGACCGCGTTCAGCATTTTTGACGAGTTTGTCAATTGAGATAACACGTTCCTGAAGTGGTTTGCCAGTGGCGTTGACTTCCCGTTTTGCAGCTAAGAGGAAGTTGCTAATTCCGCGCGGGGCAAGGGAACCTTCAAGAGACTGTGCCATCGCTTTGATGTAGCGCATGGTGTCTTGAGGAAGGTTGGGTTCTCCGCCTACAGGAGGAAGTTGGTCAAGCTCTTGGCGGAAACTGGTGAGGTCTTCGATTTGAGCGTAAGAAAGTTTCTCCAAGCCAGCGGGTTTAGTCCTTTTCGGTTCTAAAGCAGCTTGAGCGGCTCTGGCGACTTCTACTGGAGTAGCTCCACTCTCCTGAGCTTCCTTAGCTTTCTTCGCCACCACGTTGAAGTCTGGAACATTTCCAGTGGCAATGGCGTGAGCAACGGTAAGTTCGAATTGTTGATCTGGGGAATACGCGACCTTCCCTGCATCTGTGCGCATTTGCTGATATTCAGCCCACGCAGTGGATTCTGGAGCCTCCCCCGCAAGCACTCGGTGGTAGTCACGAATGAAGTCAATGCCCTTGTCAGAAAGCTGTCCGGCAAGTGCAGCCTTGTAGTCGTCAAAGCTGCGCTCAGTGACAGGCTTTTCCATCAACGGACCAAGATTGACCTTGTCAGAGAGAAGTTGATAGTTTTCCTGGAGCTTCTTAACGGAGATGTCCTGAATTTTGGAGAGCTTGTTGACCTGCGCGCGGAACGTAGAGTCCGCAGCGGCAAGCAGATTCTTATGCGCGCTTGCCAAGTCAACAAACTGCGCGGGAAGATTGGAGTCTTTAGACGCCGCTGTGCGGATCAAGCTCGCGATGTTTGTCTCGCCGGTGATGGGTGGAACAACTGCTTCAGGGAATTGAGCCACCAAGTCATTCCAATTCTTGACAAACTCAGGCCCAGCGGTTGCTTTAACATTCTCTCTTTCATTCAGCGCCACAGACAGTTCCTGGAAGCCCTTCACATAGTCTGCCACATCCAGTCCTTCTTCACGGTACTTCTTCAACACCGCTGCAGAATCCAGACCTTGGAACATCAAAGCGGTTTCATGTGCACGTTGTTCAGCCGCAGAAGAGTAAGCCTTCTCCGCAGTGGGAAGATTGTATTGAACGTTGAGTTCTTGATTTCTAAACGCTCCTGGAATCTCCGCAGCCATAAACGGCACGTTGGAGATCAAGTTCGCAAAGAGATAGTTCTTATTAAACACTGCATCGCTGCCTTGAGTCACAATGTCAAGCCCAGTGAACCCAGCGTTGGCAGCAGCTTCACCGCCGACATAGCCAAGAAATTTATCTCTTGCAAGGTCAACAACAGTCTTGTCTACCGTTGTCTTCGCAAGCGCTTCGGCAGATAGTGTTCCAAACTGCTTGCTGGCAGCGAGTGCAAGCTGCTCTTCCGCAGTCAGAGCCTGTCCAGCAATCTTAGTCCCACCCGTGAATCCAAGACGCCCGAGATAACTCCCAGGCTTTGCAGCATTCGCAAGGATTGCCTTTGTCCCCATGGAGCTGAGCTTAGTCCCCACAGTGGGCGCAATAGCACCAATCCCGGCGTCAAGAACCTTGCCAGTCTCGCCGTAAGCATTCAATGCAGAAAGTCCTGAGGTCAGACCAAGCCCGATATCCCCACCAATCGTAGCTCCAGCAGCAGCTCCACCAGGGCCACCAAGCAACCCAATTGCCCCGCCGACAGCACTGCCAGCGGCCATTGGAATAAAGTCGACAACTCCACGCGGGAACTTCCGACCAACCTCTCGTGAAACCTGCGGATCAATCCCGAACAAATCACCCACTTGGCCAACCGTAGCCGCAGACCAGTCATCAACCGGCCCCGCTTCAATCGCATTGTTAAGCTGGGCATTCTTTGTCCGAATCCAGTTCTTAACTGGCCCACCCTCAGCAACATCCATCCAGCTAGGATCACCAGTGGCTTGCGCACCTTGACGTGCATATTCCTCCAACGGAGTGGTTGGATCAATGTGACCATTGGCGACAGCCGCCGAGTGGCGATTAAAGATGTCTTGATAAGAGGGCATGAGGTGGTTGGGTTAGCGAAGCAGGCTGCGATAAGCGTCAAGCAAGTCGTTAGGTGTGCGATAGCGACGTGTGTCAACTTGCGGGAACAAATTCTTAAGATATTCCCAGTCATTTCCAGGATACAGATCTCCCACGCGAGCACTAAAATTATTCATACCCTGCAGTTTTTCCAAAGCCGCTTGCTGGCCTGCGGTGAATTGTGGGGCTGGCCCCACCACACCTGGATTTGGCTGGCTTCTTGGCCCCATCATCGCTGGGTTCGGTTGAGTCTGTGGGCCAGCATCTGGCGGAAGTTGAGACCGTCGAACTGGCAAAGGCTCATCTAAGAAACTCGACGGAGGTCTTTGCATGGTTGGCATGTTAAAGCTCAACGCTTCTTGGGTGCCACCACCCGGTGTCCCTGGAACGCTAGGCGCACCAACCACAGGCGCAGCATTCCCACCGGGGGTGGCGTAAGAATCAAGAAAATTCCCAGCAGCTGGCTGAGCGGCAGGCTTCGGCCTCGCTTGCCTTGCATCCCGATTAAACCCTTCCTGAATCTGACTCTGCAGATTCGGATTCATCGGATTAGTCGAACTCGTCCCTGGATCAAACGACTTCGTCGTCGAAGGGCGGTTCGTTCCCACCGCATTGCCCTTGCCGTCAAACAAAGTCATGTATCCGTCATTACCCTTTACCGAGTTTGCAGCTCGGTTGGCCTCAGCGAGTTGGAACGGTGCTTGGCCCATTTCTTGGAGGGCTTTGCGTTCAGCCACAGCACTGGCACCGGCAGCTTGCATTTGGTTTGCGCGACGCATGTCGAGTTCACCCTGGCGAGCGTTTCGCGCATCAACCTGCGCGGGTGAATTGTTCTTGTCAAACCAAGCCATGCCAGAGCCTGGATCATTGCCACTTGCATCCAGCTCTTGGCCGGACATACCGCGGCGCGTAACCGGGCGACGGTAGCCTTGAGGTGTGGCCTGCTGGCGGAGCCCGTTGAAGGTGTCGACAACGTCAGTGTTCGGCTGCGCGGTAGGGACTGCTGGACGAGAGGCAAGCGAACCGGAGCGGGATGGCGTTGGTGGGTTCATCCTGTCGTAGGAGAAATTCGACATGAAGTTCTTATTCATGTCGACAAGTGAACCTGGTTTCTTAGTTGCTTTAGTGGCCATGATAGTGAGGATTAACGTTGAGCTTGTTCAGCTGGGGTTCCGAAACGTTTAAGGTCTTGTGCAGGAGCTTGCGCACCAGCGGGCATCGGGAACAGTTTGTTCAGCGCGGCGAGAACCCGTGGATCAGTTTGGTAAGTTCCATTTACCTGTGGCATAGAAGGGAACGCTTCCATCAATGCGCCTAGTTCACGGAGCTCCGCCTCGCGGTTGAAGTTCTTCAGCTGCTGTTCTTGAGCTTGATTCTGCAAATCAAACTGTTGCTGACGCATAGGCAACTGGCTGGCGTTCAACGCAGCATTCAACTGCTGAATCCGCAACATTTCCGGGGCTTGCCGATTGTTAATCTGCATTCCCTCCGTTTGAGCCAACTGCTGCGCCATAGCCAGTGGGTCCATTTTCGTGTTGCGATCCTGCGTGTATCGCTGAGTGGCTTCCGCAAAGCCTTGCCCTCGGTCGAACTGGCTCCCTTGCATATCCAGTCGACGTTGATCTAAACCAAAGCCTCGGTCAAATTGATCGCCTTGTTGAGCCATCTGCTGAGCCCGCAAAGCAAGCTCCTGCTGGCTGATTTCATTACCTTGTTGCTGTGCGCGGCGTTGTCCCAACACTTGCAGCATTTGCATAGCCTGGCCCATTGGATCATATTGGTCACTCATAAATCTTGAATTTGAATTGAGCCTTCCGTTGAATCACGATCCAGCTCAACCAGCTCAGCAAGTGCTCGGTCAGCCTCTTTCGTGGGAGGTGGAAGATTCCCCTCCATGTTACCTACAAACATCTGAGAAAGCCGGTTAGCCTCAACCATGGCCCGATACATCAAAAACTCCTCGCCATATTCGGTCCACCAATCGGTGTCTGAGTTTGCCGTCCAGCTCGGCCACCAACGAAATCCGTCCACAATGATCGTCTGTGCGGACGTCGGTGTGGGGTTCATCTGGCACCGCTTGCCGTCAACAATAATATAAGTCTGCCCCAGCAAAGGCTGCTCGCTGGCGGGGAATTGACTATCATTCGGATAGCGTGCTTGCGGGCTCGTGGGATAGTTCAAATAATCCCTCCTCGCATAAAGCTGCACTTCCTGATCCTTGGTAATTGCACGAAGAACTCGATCAGTCCCAGCAAACTCACCATCTGCAGCGGTCCCACTCGTCCTCAGGAACCAGTTCCTCACCTTCCGCATATCAAAAGACGCCCCACCAAACGCAGTGGGTGCTGTCCAGTTTGCACTGGTGGTAAGTGAGAGGTAGCCTCTCTTCCGACAACTGGAAAAATCATAAAACTTTTCTGCCACCTTCCTCGCGTTGTTTAACGCTAAGAGGAGCAGATCAGTTTCCGTAACGCCGGTTCCAACGACGAAGTCCGTGATGGACTTCTTCCCCAGATATCCAGCAACAACAGCTTTGAGTTGTCCAATAGTCATAAAAAGGCTACCTCCAATCAGTGTTTACTTACCATCCGCGAAGCCCTTGCTACCCAGCATTCCGAACGGCTTGTGCTTCGTCTTGGAGCGGTCGTAGTTCGGAGTGCCAGTCGTCCGGCTTGCACTCTCACGCGCGCCAGTGTCCAGCATCTTGGTGTCTCTCACATCTTTGGCGGCTGGTGGAGTGCCGTCATAACTCGTCATTGGTGCTTTCATTTTCTTTTGTGTTTTAGTGGGTCAAGTTAGACTCCCCAGATCGTCAGGCGAACCGTGAGGCTCGAGACAGCAATGGGTTTCGGCCGGTCAGCATCAGTGGTGACCGCCATGGAGTAGAGAAGGAGAAGACTTCCATCGTAGGAAGGAACAGCCAGACGGATCGTAGCGTTGTCGCTAGTCTGTGCGGTTGTGCTTCCCAGGATTTTCGTCAACCCCAACGTGGATGCGTCGATGGTATCGGTTGCATCTCCCTGGCCAGACAGAACAACTGTGAGTTGTTTGTATTTGACCTTGATAGGAGTGGCAACCACTTCCCAGCCGAGTTCAACAGTCACGGCGCTGGAGGCGAGATCGGCCATAGTGATTAGACGGTAAGACCGGTCACGCCCTCCAGGTACATGTGGTTCTCAGGAGCCTTGCAGACGAGGCCACCCTCACCGAGGAATTCGTCCTTGCGGCCGTCGTCATCGTTGTTCTGGCGGTTCTTCAGGAGCTCAAGTTCGGCATCCAGGGCGTCTGTCCAGTTAAGGCAGCCGGTGTCCAGGATGAAACCGCTGGAGCGGAGAGCCGAACGCTGGAAGAGAGGATGGGTCTTCAGGTAAAGCGTTCCCCAGGGGCTTTCCCACATGGTGATCGTCATGCCGTAGGACTCTTCTTTTGTTTTCAGCGTGGTGGTTTTGATCGACTTCAGCGCAAAGTATTTCTGGAACGCGCTGAAGAGCATCGGGCCACCGAGGACGAGCTTTTCAAAGCCCGCGTCGGAAGTGTTGAAGAAGGCGCGTTCCACAAGCATCTCAAGCTGATCAGCGGTGAGGGCGCCGTTGACTTTGATCGAGCGCTTGAGGTCTTCGGTCTGCCAGGCGGAAGCTGAAATGTCACTGCCGCCCGTGCGGTAGTTGTAAGCGCCGCCGTTAGTGGTGTTGCCTTTCTCAAACTGGTCGATGAAGTAGAGAATACCGCCCATTGTCCGGTTTGGAGTAAGCGCGCCGTTTTGGTTCGTCACCGTGGCAGTGGCTTTCGTTGAGAAGAATGTGGCCATTTCCATGGCTTCGGTCACTCGAAGAGCAGCCTGTTTCACAGCACTTGCATAGATGCCAGTCTTGTCGAAACGCTGGCCCATTTTCAGAGCATTGCGAGTGAACGGACCGACAGTCTCACGGAAGATCTGTGTCTGATTGGTGATTTCATCCGGGAGGGTGTAGCCACCAACGCGGGAACGATCACCTTCAGCGGAAGCCTTGCCGATGACCATGACGTTGATCGCGTTGGCGTCAGTGTCGTTGGAGACGGAGGCGACGGTGGCCAGCGAGCGGAAGACAAGCGTGTTGGCGGTTGTGTCCAAGGCAGTGATGGTGCCTTTGAGCTCCAGCTTGGCGGTGTCAGCGGCATTCGGAACTCGGCGGAACCAGATCACATCGTCCACGCGGAACTTGCTGGCATCCGTGACGAAGACACCATAAGAGGTGCCTGCGGTGAACGTCCAGCCAGCAGCAGCAGCGGCAGAAGTAGTGAGGGCGGAATCAGTGAATGGACCGGCGCCACCACCGTTCAGAGAGCCAGACGTGACCGTCGTGCTTTCCGCATGCTGATGAGCTTGTTCCCACCAACCGAAGGTGGTTTTATCCGTCTCATCGTTGTCGAGCAGCGAGAGAAGGTACGTGAGGATGGCCTTCCCCTGGGGGTATTTCCAGAAGATAGACCGAATTGACCGTTCAGAAGCTGTTGCTTCCAGGTCAGTAGATGACATGAGACCGAGCATATTGTTGTTTGTGTTTGTTTAGGTGAGATGGTCGAGAAACGACTTAGCCGCCGGAGAGGCTGAGTTGTTCGCGGGTTGACCACTCCCGCGTCTGCTTCCGAAACTTGATGCCTGGCGTTGAGTGTTCGAGGCTTTCAGAGAAAACGTCGGATCAACCTGGCGGATGCGCTGTTGGGCCACCTTGGCCACTTCCTTTTGCAAGGCACTCTTGGAGCCTCCAGGTGGGGAATATCCACTCGCAATCAGCGCGTTGATGGAATCCTTGATGACCTGTTTCTTCCCGGCCAGAGCGGGGAACTTCGTTTCAACGTGCTTTGTGAGCTTCGAGAGTTTCTGCTCCCTTACATAAGCCGCGTATTGTTGCTGCTCCGCTTGAATCGGACTCAAGGCTCCGTTCATCAGAACCTGACTGGATGTCACCGCGTGGCGAGCTGCCCCGTCAAGCATGTCCTGCAGGAGTTTCATCTTCACCGCTGGGGGGGTCTCTGGATCAAAGACCTTCGCGATGTGATCCTCCGTCACCTTGAACCGCTGCAACTTGGCATCGAGTTCCTCTGGGGTCATTTGATGTTCCGGCTGGCGAGGCTGTTGAGCCAAGGCTGCGCGGGTAGCAAGATCAACGATCTGCTGTTGGGAAAGCTGGTTTCCCGAGGGGTTATGAGGATCATCAAGATCATCCTCATCATCGGAATCGTCATCACCACTTGGGTTTTGTTCGAGTTCCATTTCTTCGTCGAGCTCGTCGACTTCTTCGTTCTCGTCTGGGAGAATCATATTATTCAGTTGTTGTTGGTTTTAATTGGGCTTTCAAGTCTTCCTCCATTGAGGAGAAATAGACAGAAATTTGCTTCAATTCACTCGCGGAGCCAAGCATCCTTTCGCGGGTGATAAAAGATTCGAGGCCACTTGGAGTGATTTCGAGAAGAGTTGCCACGGTGTTCTGAAGTGACTCGTGGATTTTAGCCAGAAATTCCTGGAACAGGGGCTGCGACTGGAACAATTGGAGGCTGTCCAGCTGGGCTTGAAGCGACTGGCGCTCCTGTTGGGAGAGTAGGGACATTTTGTGGTGGTGGTGGTGGGAGTTGGAATCTGTCGAGGTTTTTCAGCCCGCGCAGGGCTTGAATTTCCTTAATCATCGCGACAAGGTCAAGGCCAGTGGATGCGAGCACTTCGGGGTTGGAAGCGAGGATGCCGACTAGTTCCTGGAGAGACTGAGCGATGTAATTCTTCTCACTGGAGAGCGTCCCGTCATACATGAAGTAGTCTTCATTACCGACGAGAAGGCGGGAGTCCTGTGGGTGGAAGAGCTCCCAGACGGGAAGGGCAGTCTCGGGGCCGAGGATCTTCTCAAACGTCTCAAAGGAAAGGTCTTGACGGCAGTTCAGAAGCATCTTCCTACCCTGTGGGGCGAGGCCATCCACCCAGATGGTGGCCGCGATGAGCTTCATTCGACTTGCAGCACCGGCGTTCGCTGCACGGTTTTCAGTTGCGGAGCGGCGACCGCTTGCAGTCTGACCCATGGCATTTTCATTGACGCCAGTGGTGACCTGGGAGAGGCGCTGAATGGTTTCCGCGTCTTGAAGGTGGGTGGCAGTGACGTCCGTCGTGCGAAGCTGCTGGATGAACTTGTCCACGCCCAGACGGGGCGTGTTCTTCTTCATCATGATATATTTCTGACCGCTCGTCAGAGTAGCCACATCAACAAAGGAAGGGTCGATGACTAGGCGGCCCTCGATGTTCTGTCGAACAGAGGCAATTCGAGCGTTAAAAAGCCAAGTGACGACCTCCTGCATGGGAGCAATCATCGAGGAGAGCGAATCAGACAGCTCGGTGTGCTGATCCGGGGACATCGTCAAGAGGTCGTAGGTGAACTCCCGATGAGGTGCATTGAGAGGCTCAGCGGAAATGATCCGACCGTCATTCGCCACGCCAAAAACCCACAGTTCCTGCTGTTTGGAATCGGAAAGTTTGTATTTTGAGGGAATAATCTTGGCCTGAACAGTAGTGACGACCACCATGAAGTCATCCTTCTCATAGCCTTTGCGCTGAACCTGAGGTTCGACATTCGAGAGCCGAGTGGTGTTGGCTCGTTTCTTCCAATCACCAGCAGCGAAGATTTGAATATGCTCCGTTCCAGCCACTTTGCCCTCCTCTTCCATGGACTTAAGATCCTGGATGTGAAAAGCAGTCTCATCAGCAGCAAAACGGCCTTCTTTCCAGCGAGCAAGCGGCCACCGGATGTCATAAAAGAAGTTAAATGGGGAGATAACTTCAACAAAATTACCCTCGTAGGAGATCACTTCCTCGGTAAGCTCAGCTTCCCCAGCTTCTTCACCGAGCTGAATACCGGTGAGCAGGGAGGAAAGCATAGCTACTGGGTCTTCTTCGCGCTCGACCTCGAAGCTTTCGTACTTCCAAGAGGTTTTCATTACGCCAAGGTTAAACCTGGCCATGTCGAGGAGAGCGGAGACGAGCTTGGAGTGGTAACCAGTCTGGCGAAGTTCGCGGTCGATTACTGCTTGACAGGCGTCGCGGATCTTGCCGTAGTCTTCAGAGCCAGTGGGAGTTAGCTCGAAGATGGAATCTTTCTGCGTGTAAGCAAGGAAGAGGAACGTGACCAGGGTGTTGACCTGGGCATAGGACATTGGGACGGTGAGCTTCTCGGGCTCACGCTTTTGACGAGCACGAAGGTCATCGGTGTCAATTGGCCGCTGGGATTTGTAGGAAGCGAGGGCGCTGTCCCAATCCGGATAGAACTTGCCCATCCCATTACGAGCGGAGTTGACGTTCTGAACGAGGAAACGGCGCAGGTTTTCCAGTTCTTCATCTGGAATCTCAGCTTTGAGGCGCTTTTCGATTTCGGGGGTCATTGCAGTTGCTGTGATGGGCGTGGATTCATCTGTGACATCAACTGTTGAGCTTGTAACATTTGTCCGTTTGGTGTCTGACCATAGAGTTTCTGCATATGCTGGAGCAGAGCGGGGTCAACTGGCTGAAATTGATAACCTTGCTCGTGGCTTGCCCACCCGTTTGGATTTGGCTGCATCATTTCGTGCTGATGTCTAAGGGCAGCAAGCTCTGGTGTGTTAGCACCCATGGAGAACTGTGGCTGCGCCCTGTTGTCACGATTAATCACACCCATTCCAGCATTGTTTGCAAACATTTGCTGTAAGTGCTGCTGCAATCCTGGGGTGGAGGCGAGCTGGGCGAGGATTTGTGCGTTCTGATCCATAATATTAAGCTGCAATTGGTTTCAAAGATCCCTCACTAAACGGGCTCAAGTCAAGGCGTTCCCTGTTAAATCTCAAATCCCGCTGGTCATAAGCGGCCGTTGTGGGATCTTTCCATTCAAGCCCAACCACGCAGGCCCGGTAGAAACATTCCATCATGTGGTCGTCTTTGTCAACTGGTTTTTCTTTTTCTTTATCCCACACGTAGGTGTAGAACTCCTTGAGTGTGCGAGTGCAACAAGAATTAAAGTGAATGAAATTGGGCTGGTTGAGGGCTTGCTTGGCTTTCTTAATTCCGGTGGCAAGCTCTTTCGGAGCAGGTTCGACATCCAGGCCAAACTCCGTGAAAACATCCGCAAAGCAGCGCCCGTCAGTGGGATTGGGGATGAAAGCTGCAGGCTCGATGAGAATCTCGTGTGGAACCCGGCCCTTCAGAGCTTCAATGATAACCTCACAAAGCCCGGAAATCAATCCGCCACAAGTCGACCAGATCTCCTGATAGCAGAAGGCCTCACCGGTAGGGCTCGTTGCCCAGAAATGTGCAGCATGCGGCGTGCGTGGATGCGTGTCAATGAACACACGAATGGTGTAATTGTCAGGTGGTTCATCAAAATCCTTCCACCCTTTCGGGAGATCAGAGTAGACGTGAGTGTCTTGATCAAACTCACCGTAAACAAGTCCCTGACTGGACTTCGGAAGGCCATAAATACGACTCATCCTCGTGGCCTCGTCAAGGCTCTTCGCGTAGATGTCCAGGCCTTCCTTGGGAATATTAACATTATCATAGCTGGAACCAGTCATGATCCAGAAGTTCTGATCATCCGTCCTCGTCCAGCCCTCGTCAAAACTGGATTTCATCAGCTTCACTGGGAGGAACTCCTCGTTAATCCACTGTTCAGAAATCGGTGTGCAGGTGAACCAGGCACTTCCATTTGTGTCCGAAAGCCCACGAGCATTTGCCTCCCACATCTTCTTCGGAATCGGTTCATCCACGTGGATCCAATCCCACTGGCTGGACTCCTGACCCATCGGATTTGCCATGTAAGAGCGAATGGTGTCCAATTCAATCGTGGAGACCGTGCCGAAGATATTCTTCACCAAGATAACAGAAACTTCCCCAGCCTGGTTCTTCACCGTGTCAACAATACGATCCTTCGGAATCAACTTCATCAACTTCCCAGTTTCCGGACTCGTGAAGATTTCCCTGGCTTTATCCCAGTCAGCGACGAGAATCACTCCCTTTGTCGCACGACTCGGTATTCCAACTTTACGGAGTGGGTCTCCTTCCGGGAGCCAGAGTCGTGCGCCGAGGGCAAAGGCTACATCCTCAGCCGCGCCACAGGTGGATTTGCCAAAGCGGTTTCCTGTGCGGAGATAGCGGCGCTTGTGGTTGGCGGCGGCGTGGAACTTGGCTTGTTTCGCATGCGGGCGGTAGGCGTAGATGCCAAAGTCGCGGCGAAGGGTTTGCAAGCGGCGGAGCTTGGTGAGTCGCTCTTGGACTTCGGGGTTGACGGGTGGTTGAATGTCCATAGGGAAATGGAGTTAAACGGGGATGGAAGTGGAAATGGAGGCGACTTCGCAAAGTTGGTTGACGGCAGTGCAGCGGAGAGTGTAGGTGACTGGAGTGCTGGAGAGAGTGACGACGTCTGTGCGAGTTGTGGTGGTGTAGGTGTTGAGATCGGTGATGTTGATGGTGAGTGTCCAGGTTATTGGGACAATGTCACAGAGATGTGTGAGAGTTTGCTCAGTCCAATCTTCGTAAATGGTGCCGCTGCCGTCGTCGATCTTTTGAGCGAAGCCACCGATGGGATAGACGGGGTTGGAGGTCGGGTCGTAGAACTGACCGCTTAGGCCTTCGGAGGAGTAGATGGTGACCGCTGCGGGGAGTGGAGAGCCTACGTCGTAATATACGTAGGAGTTCTCTATGGCAATATTTGCTCGGGATTGCTCTTCGATGAACATTAGGATTGCCCCCAGAAGGTTAGGAAGTCACCACTGGCGTTTGTTCCACGAATCGCAACAGACATACTGGAGGTGATGTCTTGAGTTGTGCGAGTGCCGCTGGAGTAAGAAGCCACTTGGCGGCAGAGCACTGTGGTTGTGTCGGCGGGAACGCTGCTGCCAGTCTTCAGCTTTGCGGTTGTAATGGAAGCAATGCCAACGACGTAGCCACCTGCAGTCACAGTTTTGGTGATGGTGACTTCGAGGTAAACGTATTTTGTGCCACTGTTGGAAATCACTAGCGTTCCACCTGGGAGGGACGTGCCGCCGGAGTTGGTCACTGTCGTGCCGTTAACTGTGCCACCGGGAATGGTGCTCGCTGTGGTGCCATCAGTGGCACCGGGGCATTTGAATGGGTGGGTGGAGGCAACGGCTTCTGTTTCAGCAACAGCTTGTGGGAACTCAAAGGGCGCGAGGCCTTGGAACTCCGCGACATCAATCGCAGGAAGATCAACGTTCCGAAGACGCTGCCAGTCCTGCTCCCGATCAATCGGGTTAGTCCATAAGGTCAACTGTGTCATGTTCCAGGAGCGTAAGCTTCAACCGTTTTGCGAAGCCAGCCACCTTGGGCGGGTTCTTGACGATCAGAGATGATGTGAGTGGAAGGCCAATCCGTCAGAGTGGTGGCAGAGAGGGAGAAAGAGGTGGAAACGTCTCCCCACGAAGGATGGTTAGCGGTGCCCTTAGTCGCAAGTGTGATCGTGCTCACAGCTGCGTGGAGGGTTTCAGGGAGGCTAAAGGTGTTTTGATAATAAGAATGTGCAAACGCTTGGCCTTGCATAATGCTTCCAGGAACAGAAATTGTAAACCGCTGTGCGGACCACTGCTCGGTGGTTTTGACTTTTGTCGGACCTCGATAGGACTTGAGGTTGTATGACCAGAAATAATCAGCCACATAGCCGTCAACATGCAGCTTGGCCGTGGCGGAAAGAGAAGTCAGGACAGGAACCCACGGATAGGATTCAATGACATCATACTTTGTCCTCGCAGTCCCAGCCGTTGGTGGCCCAAAGAGAAACGCAGAGGAGCCAGCAGGAGCTTCATCCGGGCCAATGTAAACATAAGCGCCAAAACCATCATCCAAGCGCTCCTTCGCATCAAACGCCCAGTTGTCATAAGTCGTCAAGAACGCGGGGAAGTTCGACGGCTTAAGGAGACTATCCTGAACCTCCACGCGGAAGATCCGCTGAGTTAAATCAGCAGTGCCAAGAGTCTGGAAACGTTTAGCCATATCGGGAGTTAGAGCTTACCGACCTCAGATGGTGAAGCGGATTCGGGAGCGGACGAGCTTAGTGGAGCGGATGTTGGTGCAAACCATGCCACCAGTGCGTGAGCCTGCAGCGTTGGAATTGCCTTCGACGGTGTGGAAGTTGCCATCGGTGTCTGGGGAGGAAGTGGCGATGCCGATGTGGGAGAAGGAGAAGATGACGAGGTCACCACGGGCGATGGAGTTTCCGGCGGGCTTTGCAGTCTGCGTGGTGGCGTCTTGTTCGAGGGACCAGCGCTCGAAGTCAAAGGCACCAGCTGTGCGGGGGCGTTTGAATCCGTCGGTCTCACGGAGTTTTTCTAAGTTCATCGCTGCACGGACGCACCAACAGATGAAGGCTGCACACCAGGGACCGTAGTCTTTAGGTTCCAGCCAAGTGGCGCGCTGGTATTCATCAACGCGAGGGCCACGGTTGCTGGTGCCGGTCTCTTTTGTGCCGACTTCTGCAAGGGCGGTGAGGACTAGGCGTTCGGTGAAGGCACTCATGGGTTGGTGGGTTTGCGGTTGAACCAGGAAGAAGGGCGGAGATAACCACCTGGACCGAAGTTGCGAACGGCTTTCCACATGGTTAAGGCTTTGGCTGGGCGCATGTTCCAGCGGAGAAGCTCGTCGTAGAAGTGGCGATGGATTGCCTGGGCAGGAAGTGGAGCTGGTGGAGTGACTTTGGAGCGGAGCCAAGCGGAGCCGCCGTTGAACCAGTCACAGAGATAATCGTGGTGGAGGGCTGGGATTTCGCAAAGTCCGTCGGGGGTGAAGCCGAAACTCCAAAGGAATTTTGGAACGCTGGCACGGTCGTATTGATAGCCGCTGGGAATGGTGTATGAGTGGACTACGCCTGCGTGGTCGACGGTGAAAGTGTAGTCTTCCTGGAGTTCGAAGAGGGAGGATTTTGCCCATGGCAAGATGCCGAACCAGAAGCTCGCATCTCGGATGGGAATGATCTTGGGGTAGTAAGGCTGTGTGGTCATTTCAGCTTTTGGGTTTGAATTTCTCGTCAACTACTGCTTTCGTGATTCCTTTGAAGTAGTCGATTTGCTCTTCTGCAAGTTTGGTGAGTTCGCTCAGGGCGTTGGTGTTGGCGGTGATAGCGGCGGTTGCTCGTGCTTCTCGGCCCTCGCTTTCTTTTTTGTGCTCAGCCCATGCGGCGGCGAGTTCCACCCGGTGGTCTTTGCGGTCTTGGGCCTGGGCGCGGATTAGGTAAACCACCGCACCGATGAGCAAACCCTTCAAGCCGACATCTTCCCACCCGTGGAGTTCAGTGGCAGCTTCTGCAACCAAAGCGAAGAATCCAATTGAAGATGCCATGGCGATTTTTAAGTCGAAGAATTGCTGAACCTGGTCGAAGGAGGTGTCGCAAGCCTGGCTGGGGTGGGCTTGCGCCATGGCGAAGAGGAGGGCGTGGGAGGGCATGAGGGAAGTTATGGGGTGTCTGGATTGTTGAGCTTGCCCGCTGCTACCATGCCCGCAAAGTCTAAAGATTGATCTTTGAAAAATGGCGGAAACGCACTGTAAACTGTGATAACCTGTCCACGGTTTGATTCAATGTAGGCCGCCAGATTGTCGTTAGTATCCGCCGGTAAAATTGGCGGATCGGCGTCAATGAACGGCTGCAAAATATCCGCAATCCCATCCAGCACAGCATCCTCATGCACCAAGATCGAATACTCCGTTTCCACTGCTAGCCACAAGCTGCCATCCAGCGCCGTGATCCAGGGGAATAAATACTGCGTGTCATTGTCGCCGCGAACCTCAGGAGGGCGCGCCAGCCCCCACAAAGCAAGGCTCAAAGGCTCAGCGGCTGGTGCTGGAATGTATCGAATCATTGCGTCACAAATAAAGATTTCCCGATCACGTTCAGCGCATCAGATCTCGTGTTCCCCAGATCCGCCGACCACAACCCTCCCGCATAAAATTTAGAGTTTTGAGCCCAAGACGCGCCACCACCGCCATTACCCATGCCGATTTGTGCAATGGTAATACTGTTACTCGCCTGCGTTCCCGTCGCAGAGGCTAGGCCATTGCTAATTCTATGGCCACCTCCACCCACTTGAAACGTCAGCGTGTAAAGACCTGTGTTAGTCCCAGCAAGTGTTGCTTGGGTGCCTGTGGTTGCCACGCTTGCAATAATAGCATTACTCACATTTCCGCAGCGTCTTTCGGTTGGGACTGCGGTTCGAGTTGAAATGGTATCAGTTTGGAAGCCTGCCGAACTATGCACCGTCCAGTGTGTTGTGTCAGTGGTCGCAATGGAAAGCCCGCTGCGAGCTAAATTCGTCGTCGTAAACCCCGCCCCCGGCGCATACGCATAAGCCAGCCCGTTCCCATCAATCGCCCCCTGCGGCTGCGCCGCCGCCGTCGAGTTGCCGATGTGGTGACCATTCCCCGTCTCATCATACACCCACCGCAGAAACCACGAACCCCCACCCACAAACGAAGTCAACGCCGCGCTGTCAAGATTGCCCGCAGCATCTGCTCCGATGTCCGATTCCGCATTGTCGGAGCTTCTTCTAACTCGAATCAGTGCCCCTGTGTAGCTAGTGAGCAGTCGTTTGGAGATCGACCACAGACCTATTGCATTCGCCGAAAAGCCGTCCAACGGCCCCACGAACGGCGGAGTGCCGGATGTAAAGTTCGATAGTGACAATGCAAGGGCAAGCTTCATTCCAGGAAGTTAAGAAGCCCGCAGGCAGACCACCACACCACTCGTCAGCGTCAGTGTGGAAAAACGCATCGGCAGATAAAGTCCAGCAGGCAGCGTCTGGGTGGTCAGATTCGTCAAGCTGTAATCAGCAGCGAACGTGATGGCAGAAATCACAGCTTCCGAGAGCACCTGGATGCCATAATAATCTCCACTGGCAACCGCACTCGTGTTGCTCACGCAAATACCGCCAACGTCAGAATGTTCTCGTGTCATATTGGAAGAGGAGAGGCTCGGTCAGGTTGGTTTCCCGACCGAGCCTAGGGGTGGAGTTAGGCGGCGACTGCGTTCAGCACCATGAAGTTGATGATGATTGCACCGGTTTCTGCAGTGCCGGCGGCTGCGTTGTCGTTGTGGACACGAATGTTGAAGGAACCTGCAGCCACACCGGAGACGGAGACGCGCGTGTTGCCTCCGTTGGAACCGGAGCGGATGGAAAGGATGATCACGTCGGTGGCAACCACGAGGGTGTTCGTGACGGTGAACTCAGCGGAGGCTTCAGCGGCCAGGGAAGCGGTGTGGGTGGTGATCGCGCCGTTCCACTTGGAGAGGGTCACGCCAGTTGTGCGGTTAGTGAGCTGGGTGACGGTGCCGCCGGTGCCGGTTACGTAGCCCAGGCCATTGGTGCCGGGCAGAAGATTCGAGCGGGCGGAGGCATCGGTGATGGGAGTGAGAGCGGCGACGGGGACAGGCTGAGAGACTTGATAATCGAGGGGCATGGTGGCGAGGAGTTAGAGGGTTTTGTGGATCGGATGTGTTTGCAGTAGCGCTGGCGCGCGGTGGAGATTGACTAGCCGTTTGTGAGAAGTTCTTCCTCCAACCGCTTGAGCTCTTCTTCCGGTTTCTCGGAAAGGGCGCCGTTTGTGTGATGGACGAAGTTAGTGGCCTTCCCACGGTAGCGATCGAGGAGGTCTTGAGAGGCCTTAAGCTTGGTGGTTTCGTTCACACCATTGGTGGCCAGATCCCGGATGGTCATAATGGCCTCAGTGGCGGCACCTTTGAGCATCTTGGAGATGTCATCGTTGAACTCGTTGTGGATGATGGTGGTGACCAGCTGCTGGAACCAGGGCTGGCGATTCAGGAGGCCAATCTGCTGCTCGGAGTAACCGGTCTCAAAGGCCACAGTCTTGATTTTGGCTCCAGAAGCTAGCATGTAAGCCGCAGTTCGGTGCCAGGCCTTCTCTTTCTGGATCTCAACAGAGGGCTCAGTGGCGTTCGCGTAGGTGTTCCTGGGCGGCGCACTTCGTGGAGGCAGGATATCTTGGACAGGAAGGGCAGATTCGTCCTCCTGAAGCGCTGGCGCGCTGTCCAATGTGCGGATGTTAAGGAGCATCTGAGTTTCGAGGGTTTGTTGAAGCCTGTGTCGGTAAGCGGAGACTCCCGATCATTTCTTCGAGGAATCGCGGACGAAGAAGATGGTGGGAGTGGCAGGTGCCAGGGTGGCCTTGGAGCGGGTGGCAGGAGTTTTCATCCGAGAGTGTAAGCCAAGCGGGCGGGAATGCAAGCGGGTTTGCTTAAATCCCGGAGCCCTAGCGCCTTAAGGGCAGGACGGTTGATTTGCCGCGCGTGCGTGGGGGATATAATATGAACCCCTCGACCCCCTAGGGCAAAGGTATCCTCGGTGTGTATAGTGAAGGCGCGCGGTGATCGCGGGCCAGCAGGAACTAACGCTAAACTAATAAAACATATGAGCACATTGAACATCAAGGCAACATCAGGCGGAGTCAGGGGTCAAGCAGGCAGCGGTCAGCTGTTTAACTACCGTATCGACAAGGAAACATTCACCGCGCTTTGCGGCGAGGTGTTCGACCTTTGCGTTAAGAACGCAGGGGAGGATAATAAAAAGTCGGGCGGTCACGTCAGTCAAATGCTCCATGCATATGGCGTGACGGCAGATCGGTTGGAGAAGTATGGGGAGGCGGTTTTCCCTGACGAGGGCGCGCTCTGGAATGATCGAAATACCGAGGCGTGGATGGAAGCGATGAACTTCAAGGCTAAGCGGGAGCAAAAGCCATTGGAGGAACGGCAGAAGGAATGGGACGCGAAGGCGGGGGCGTTGATCGCGGCTGGGCTGAATCCGGCGGATTTCCTCAGTCCGAAGGTCAGGCCGACGAAGTAGGCAAAGGGCGGGCGGCGGGCGGTTTTCCGAAAGGGGCCGCTTTGCCGCTCTCGCTTTGCCTGGTTTACGCGTCCGAAACCCTTTCCCCTATGATGACACCTTTCCCAACCCCGCCTCTTGAATCGAATTTGCGCGCCCTCGCCCCCTTCCCCGAGCGCGCCACTACTGCAAAAATGTCGAAAATGGGTATGAAATAGGTAACAGATAGTCTCTCTCTTGAGACTCAATCTCACCCCCCTCTTGAGACTGGCTTCCTTTTCACTTTTGCAGTAGTTATTCCGCTGCGCCGCCCGAACCCCGCAAACCGGAAATCTCTCGCCTCCCTCCGCAAACTCTCCGCAAAATTTGACGCCCTTCCCAAACACGCTACCTTCCATCCATGACCACCCCCTTCCACAAACACCGCACCCGCTCACACACCAATGGCCTCTGGAACATGCCAACGGAGAAACAAGCCATCCGTGCATTCCGCATGTTCAAAGCTGGCCGCTTAACTCCCGCCTACTTCAAGGTGCTCTGCACAGCCTGGGAAATCTCAGAGCACACCTTAAATCAAATCCTCCTCAGGAAATCCTGGAAAGCTTTCCCCCTCGAATCCTTTCTCGAAGCTTCTCCGCCAGCCGACGACTCCCCACCAGCTCACCTAGTCTAATCCGTCAACCGCCTTTACCCACCGCAACTCACACTAACCCAGGGCGCTAGCCCTCTTCCCATGAAACTGAATAAAAGACATATCCGAGAAGAGTATGACGAAGGCCGCCCAGACGAGGGCGGAGATGGTTATTGGATCCACTTGCGGGAGGGATTTAGAAATTCTCAAGATATGAGAAATCCGCTCCACACCATTCACGAGGACACAAAGAAGCAAGCTTGGGCCATTGCCATTGAGCCGTGTAGCTGCTTCGAGTGCACTCATTAAGCCACCCAGACTTTCAAACCCACCAAAATGACACGAAACGACAAAGCAATCCTCCTCGCCAGCTTCAAAGCCGCTGGTCTCCTGGCTCTCAAAGGCCTTTCCATCGCCATCTCCATCGGGATTCTGGCGTTCGTGGGCTTCCACGTGATGGCCATTCATTAACCGGGCGCTAGCCCCACCCTCCCCTCAAACCCTCCTCCTCCCATGAACCCACCCACCCTCCCCTCCAATCACGCCGAGCGTCAGCGTCCCCTCCGCTCCCGCTTGGAAACTGAAACCGATCCACTCATCCGGGGCTTGCTCATCGAACGTCTCCGGTTATTGGTGGCCCAAGAAAACGCCGAGCGCGTCTCCTTCTCCCTCTCAGCGGATTCATCCTATCGGGCAAGTCGCTTTACCAACCAAGTTTCAATCCCCTGCGGGTTGAGGAATGCCAGGGAGAATCCCGGATTTAAGCAGGAGGATCATTGGTTCTTCTCCAAGCTCAACGAGAAAGACGCCAAGGCGCTCCAGCGGATGACGGATCAGTGGACGAGGAACTTTGGCATCCCGCTGCCGAGGGTGTTGGCTTTGAAGCTGGCAGGGGCGGGGAGGACGCTGTTGCAAGCGTTGAACTTCTTCAACTGCGGAGTGTTTCTCCAGATCCCGAGCGAGGCTAGGCTCGCCAGCGCGGGGAAGATTTTGGAGGTGATCGAGAAAAAGACAAAGGAGGTGTTTTGAATCTAGGCAGAGCGTTAGCCCTCTCACTTCCTCCCATAACCCACACCACTGGCTTCTCCCTCAAAAGAGAAGCCAGAAGTGTGAGCTACAAAGCTTGCAATTTAAACCAAACATCCACGACAATGAATAACATTCGAGAATCAGCAGAGCGCAGCTCTCCACGTCAGTCCGCAAAACAGCACAGCGAAAGCCGTTCAACGTTCACACACCATCGACCTTGGAATTCTAACATTGAGCTTCCAAATCGCCTCCCAGGGCGCAGCTATCACTTCACCAATCGCTTCGGAATGACAGGAAATCCAAAGTTCGGTGAGTTGATCCAAATCTTCGTTGCGAAACGTCGCAAGTCCGGCATCCTCGACCAGATTCAAACCTCCGAATCCCGCGAAGCCGCCTCGCTCCTTTGGCACGAGTTCCTCGACTCTGCCAACGCCGTCTCCCAGAAGACCATCAACCAAGCCACCCGCTTGCTCGAAACCCTTGACTTCCCACTTCCATGAACCAAAACCCAATCGACCTCACCACGCAGCCGGGCATGTCCCTTCGAGACTACTTCGCAGCCAAGGCACTTAACGGAATCCTCGCCTCCGAAACCCGAGACCACAGCTTTATGTATCCCACCTACATCGACGGCGTTACCGGCGATGAAACCACAAAAGCCATCTGCCATCCAAAAGACCCCGACACAGGAGTCAGCAACGGAACTCCGCAGCCAAATCTCATCCTACGCACTGCCGAACAAAACATCGCGCATAAAGCCTACGCCCTCGCCGATGCAATGCTAACCACTCGCCACCCATGAACATCGACCTCACCACCGCCAAGCTCGGAGACAAGTTCCGCCAAGGGCCTTCCGGTCCCATCGTCGAACTTGTGGAGATTGATCCAGAATCCAAACATGGATACGCTTTCAACGACAACCCTTTAAACCCCTTCCGCCACTGGTATTATCCCAATGGTTTCTCCTGCCTCACCAACAAACAAGACGACTACACCCTTCAACAACTCTCCTGACATGTTCCACATAACCCAACTAACCCACGGGGACTCCACCTCCCCTCCAACCTGGGCCATCCGCCCACTCGCCGTCGCCCGTGCCAAGGGCTACCCAGACATGGACCTCGCCGCAGTCAACCAAGAACAAGCCCTCCACCTCTACACCCTCAAGCATGCACCCAAGCGGAAAGTTCCTTCTCCTAACTAGCCTCCTCCCCTTCTTCATCCTCGCTCTCCGCCTTCTCTTCGATCGCCACCAAGCACGCATTGCCCACCGTAAATGGTGTGTAAAGCACCTTGCCGGATCTCGCAGGAAAGTCGGTGAGCTTTTTGACAAACGACCGCCAACACACCACATCAAATGAACGAAATCGACCTAACCCCGCTACTCTCTGCCTGTCATCCAAGGCAGAAACTCCAACTCCGCAACGGAGAAACCGCCTACCTCGTCTCCAGCTCCAACAACCCAGACACCAAATATCCTTACGGAACTTCATACTCCCCCGACGGAGAAATCACCTGCTGGCATTATCCTGACGGCAAGTGCGCCCTCACAGAACTCCCCAAGTGGGACATCATCGACATTCTTCCACCATTCCTCAACCTCCCAACAAAAACAACAAAATGATCCCCCACGACATCCTCTCCCAAATCTTCGACCACCCACCAGAAGACGACAACATCACCTGGAGCGATGACGTTATCCGCGTCCAGTCAATCTCCTTCCGCCGGCAACTCTACACCCGCGCGGACATCAACCTCTCCCAAGGGATTGTTTATTTCTTCCAGGGAACTCAAGTCGTCCTCAAGCTCGCCATTGAAGTCCAGCTCAAGGTCATCACCACTGCGAGTGAGCCCACCGACGATTCAGACTCCCCCGATAGCGAATAATCTCCCTCAAATAAACAACAAGCACAAAAATATATGACAAACCAAATCGAAATCCGTGGCCAGAAACTTGAACTCGACACCCGCGTGGCAGTCCGCGCAGACGTCATCAAAGTCGGCTCCCGTGTGAAACTCCTGAAGAAAGAATACTCCTCCCACAAAATCCTTCACGGGATCATCATCGGCTTCGAGCCGTTCAAAGAACTCCCCACCATCATCGTTGCCGCTGTCAACCTCAGCTACTCCGAGGCCACTGTCGAATTCGTCTACATCAACGAGAAAACAGAAGACTACCAAATGGTTGTCGCACTAGATGACGACAAAGCGGCCCTCGACAAAGAGGAATTCCTCCGCATTATCGACCGCAAGATTACCGCCAAGCAAGCGGAAATCAAAGAACTCGAAGATCGTCAGAAGTTCTTCCTCGACAAGTTCCAGACTTACTGGACACCTGTTGATCTCAACGTCGCCGTTCCCGCCTAACAAATCGAAACCACCTCCGGGTGGTCGCAACGGCTTGAGCAACCCTGCCTGATGAGAAGCTCCACCGAAACCAACAAAGCTAAACATATGACAAAACAGAACAGACAACTCCGCGAGATTTATCTCCTCGCGGCAGAAAAAATTGCAGAACCTTGGGATTATTGCTGCCCCACAATTTGCAGAGCGGCAACTCATCTGCAAGTTGAAGACGAAGGCGATCACGCCAAAGAGTTATTCCAATTCCTCTACAAACCTAGCCCATGCGCTCAATTCTATTGGCTCCGCGATGAGCTCGGCTACGAAACCTGCCAAGAAAACCGCATCCTCGCCCTCCTCTTCATGGCAGAACTCGCCCGCACAGACTCCCTTCCAACGCTCTCAGAAATCCAATCAGCATGAAATCCTCCCTCACTCCCTCCGACCTGGGCCTCTCCCAGTTCCAATTCGACAATCTCCACAAGCTCCTCGCCTATGCGAAAGCCCATTCGGAAACCCCATTCGATATCTCCCGGTATATCAAGGAACCTGGAACATGTGGGTCAAGCTGGTTCGACCTCGTCACCAACGACCACCCATGTGGCACCACCTGCTGTCTCGCCGGAATGGCCCTCTTCGCGGGGATCCCCTTCCTAGAAGGTGAATGGTGGTACGTATACCTCGACAGAATCTTCACCTCCGACAACGACATCGTCGAATACCTCTTCTCCGAAGACCACCTGAACTCCCTCCCACACGCCATCGCCCGCCTCGAAGACTTCCTCTCCAACGGTCTCCCCCAAGACGTCAAACTCAACACCCACGAAGTACTATGAACCCAGAACTTGCCCTCGAACTAGCCATCGTCATCATCGTCTCCTACTTCTCCACCCGTTACTTCCTCTCCCTATGAACCAATACCTAGTTTTCGCAGGCGAAACTTACTACCCATGTGGAGGCTTTAAAGACTTCATCTCAAGCCATACTACACTCGAAGACGCGCAAATAGCACGAGCTAAAGCCCATAAACCGCAAGGCTGGTCACACATCGTCGACTTAACCACCCTCAAAATCATCGAATCTAAATACGAAAACAATCCAATCGAACACCCATGAACCTCCCCTCCATCTCCCTCCACCAGCCCCTCCCGCCTCCCACTCGGTCAGCGGGACTTACCCAGGAGCAAACCGCCGGCGTCGATTGGACCCACCTCCAGACCGGCAACCTCCTCATCGAAGCTGTCGCCGGAAGCGGAAAGACCTTCACCATCAGCGAAATGATCGTGGAGATCAACCTCCGCTTTCCAGGCGCTCGGATAGCTCTCATGAGCTTCAACTCCAAAGTCCGCGATGAACTCAAGCTCCGCGTGAAGCATCGCCGAATCCAGAACTGTGACGTCAACACCGTCCACGGCTTCGGCTTCGCAGCTTTCAAAGAGAAATATGGCTCCCGCAAACCCAACTCCTACAAACTCCAAGACATCTTCGAGCCCCTGCTCAAAAAGCTTAACCTCGACTGGAAGCTCAACAAGACCCTCTGCACTCTGGTCGGACTAGCCAAAGACACCGGCCTAGGGATCTTCACCCCCTCCACCCCGGAAGCCTGGAAAGCTCTGATCGACAAGCATGACCTCTCCTGGGATGAAGAGAAATGTCCCATCGACATGCTCATCACCCTTGCCTCTCAAGGCTTCGCGGCCTCCAATCTAGACCGCTCGAAGATTGACTTCTCCGACATGATCTACTTCCCACTCTTGGACAACCTCCCATTCCCCGAGTATGACTTCGTCTTCATCGACGAAGCTCAGGACACCAACGCCACCAGGCGGGAAGTGGCGAGGAGGATGTTGAAAAAGTCCAATACAGATCCAGATAAATGCGAAATGACAACCTGCCCCGTTTGCGACGGTCATGGCTGTGGTGAATGCTGCAATGGCTCAGTCATCAAAGCCACCAGTGGCCGCCTCATTGTCGTCGGTGACCGCCACCAAGCCATCTACGGATTCACCGGCGCGGACAACGATGCCCTTGACATTCTCAAGCGTGAATTCAAAATGACCGAGCTCCCACTCTCCGTCTGTTTCCGCTGCTCCCAGGCGGTCATCACCCACGCTCGAAAGCTCGTCTCCCACATCCACGCCAAACCCAATGCCCTCACCGGCACCGTCCGCTCCGAAGCCGAAGCCATCTTCGAGCAGCACCTCTTCACCTGCGGCACCTCCGCAGACATCCAAACCCATGCAATCCTCTGCCGCAAGAACGCCCCACTCACCTCCCTCGCCTTTCGCCTTCTCCGCGCAAACATCCCCTGCCGCATCGAAGGTCGCGACATCGGCCAGCAACTCACCCACCTCTGCAAGAAATTCAAACCCACCTCCAAGCAGGACCTCACCCACTCCCTCAACAAACACCTAACCTACGAAGCCCTCAAGCTCTCCCCATACAAATTCTCCATCCTCGAAGACAAAGTCTCCTGCATTACCTCCGTCCTGGCAATGCCCGAGATCCTTTCCGTCGAGGACTTCTACAAGAAAATTGAGTTGCTCTTCAGCGACTACGACCCTAACCTCCCCCCTCGCCTCACCCTCTCCTCCATCCACAAATCCAAAGGCCTCGAGTTCCCCACCGTCTACCTCCTAGGCCGCAACCTCTGGCAGCCATCCCCCTTTGCATCCCAACCCTGGATGCTCGCTCAAGAAAACAACCTCACCTACGTGGCCATCACCCGCGCAAAGGTCAACCTCATTGAAGTAACCGTTAAGGAAGAATAACAACATGACTGAACAACAACGCCTCGAACAACTCGCTACCGTCACCAGCATTATCCAACAAGACCTTCCTTGGGAATGGAGAGATAATGCAGGCCACTGGCGCAACCCAGAGACCTCACTCTTCACCGTCCTCGCCTGGGAAAACCCCATCCGCATCAAACCCACCGTCACCCTTATCCCACTTGACCCCTCCGGCATCCCACCCGGAAGCGTCATTTCAAGAAATCCAACCAACTGTTGGTTTTCTATCGTCTGGCTGGGACTTAACCAGATCCAGTATATAGGACCAGGAAGAGCAAACACCATAACCTTCACCGAACTCCACGACGACAACTGGCAAATCAACCGTTCCATCCCACTCCTCGGCAAGTGGGACCCAACCGCCTGGGAGCCTTGTTCAAAACCATCCACCACTAACCCAACACCGCCATGACCAAACCTGAAGCCATCTCCCAAGCCATCGAACTCATCAAGGGCCGCGAACTCCCAATCGGAAGTCTTGTCGCCTGTAAATCCGACAAATATGTCTGGACCCTTGACTCTTACGAAGGCGACCAAGCCCACTGTTCCATCAACGAGCGCAAAATCCAATTCCCCAAGTCCGAAATCTTCGACCCGAAGAAACTCAGCAACGTTGCCAACCACCTCCTTAACGTTGGCTTCTGGCGTGAAGGTTTGGAGTCAACCATACTCACTTCTGGTGGGTAAACCCTAACTCCCGATCATACTCAACTGCACTGGCTACTCGATTCGCATTTCTGAGAAAAAGCGAAAATCCGAAAAAGCCCTTGCATCCTTCACTAAAACTGCTATCTTACCACCTTGCCACTCCGGCAGACAAATCTCCACCTACGGGGAAACACAAAACCAAACAAACACAAGTAACATGTCCAACATCCCAACTCAAGCATTCGAGAACACCAGCCTCGGCGCGAAAATCTACATCCAAGTCCCCGCTGGCCTGGAAAATCTCGTCGCCTCCTCCTCCCCTGAAAACGTCTTCTTCGGCGCGATCAAACACACCCTGCATCAGAAGTGGAATCCCGCTTTCCGCAAGGCAGTGGTTGCCGCCCTCGTCGCTCACACCGGCGTCGCAGTCCCGTCCACGGGCAAGACGAAGAAGAATCGCGCGGGTGAAGAAGTCGACATCAAGATCACCGAAGCCGAATACCTGAAGCTCGTTCTCAACGGCTCAGTGGTCGTCTCCGGCACCACTCACACCACGGAAACCACCGTCTCCGAAGCTGACTACCTCGTGCTGGCCCAGCAAGCTGCTGACGCCACTCCGTTTGTCCTCGCCCTGGCCGAAGAAGAGTCCGAGCCTGATCCAAGATTCACCGCCATGGCTCGCAAGATCCTTGCCATGGTGGAGGCTGTTTCCACTGGCTCCGACGGCAACCCGGTCACGGAAGACACCTTCATCACGAAGTGGACAACCAACAACCCAGGCCACAACTTCGACAACCTCGGTGGCTTCACGGAAGACGGCATCGCCCGTGCTCTGGAGATCGACGAGAAGCGTCGCATCGCTCAGATCAGCAGTGACCTGATCTAACCAATTGAGTAAAGTAAGTGTGCGCATACTCACAAATCAATTGTGACACTCAAGGAGGTGCAAAGCCTCCACTCTCAAATCAGCACACCCGCCCGAAAGGGTCAGTGAACCGAAGCTAACCTTAAGCGACATATTGTTTGGCATAATCCCGAACGAAACTAGCAGATGGGTTCCGGCAAGATAAAGTTCGAAAACTTGTTGTAGGACTCGCAATCCTCAACACCGACCTCGGCCAGGTCTAGAGCGAAAGTGGTGTGCTGATTTGAGGGTTGCCACTCAGGGTCAGAGCCTTTCCGAGAATGTCGGATAACCAACAAGAGAAGTTGCAATACTTCAGTGTCAACCCTCAACCAAATCCAAACAACAATATGAAATATCTCCTCTTCGATACCAACAAAGATCAATACTTCTTCTCCAACGTTCTCCCTTCAAACAAAGAAGACTTCGACATCATCGACCTTGAGAACAAGCAGATACTCTCCGGTCCAAGTGGCTGCGGCCCTTTGACTGAGTTCTCCGAGCCTGAGGAAGAAAAGGAAGTCGAACCAGAGCACGAACCCGTCTCTGACGGGGAATAAACCAACTCCCCAAGCACAGCCATGAGCTCAAAACTATCCTCACTCCTCGCCCGAGTTGGCGTCTCCGGTGTCAACTCCCCAAAGCGCACACCTTCCCACCCAACCAAATCTCACGTGGTCGTCGCTAAAGAAGGCGATCAAGTCAAAACCATTCGCTTCGGCCAGCAAGGAGTCACCGGATCCCCTGACGGCAGCAAACGCAACGAAGCTTTCAAAGCTCGTCACGCTAAGAACATCGACAAAGGCAAGATGTCCGCCGCTTACTGGGCTAACAAAGAGAAGTGGTAAAATTTGAGGGTCATGCCTTTCAGTGGGTCTTCCTCACTGTCTCGACCCACCCTCCAAACAGAGATTTGCTGATCCCACTGGACAAAGGGACTGCCAGTTGCAAGCTGTAAAGTTGCTATTTGTGGGTAGTAAGTTTTGGAACCCTCCGAGCACGAAGCCAAGTGAGGCTCGTTAAAACAAAACATGGCAGGGACTGGTCCCCGAGTGAATCCAGCAGACGTGCAAGACACATAACCCAGAGACTGAGCAACCTGCTGACAATGTGGTGGCTCGCCATTTCGTTTAGTATCAGACAGCACAACTAGCACAGGTGGTTGCTACCACATCCAGAATCTGTAACGATTCCCTCATACTAAGCAGAAACCCAGAGGTCGTCCCAGCGATAAGGTTAACTCCAAACGAACAGCTCATAACTGTGGCCTCATCCAATTCCCCATGCACCCACTAATCCTAACTCTACTCACCCTGTTAACCATCACAGTCTTAGTGATCGCAGACTTCAAAACCAAAGATCCCCTTTGACCTACCAATGAAGCCTTCCCTTAACAAACTTCTCGACGCTGCCCTAACGCGCAAGGGCGTCAAAGGTAAATCAGGCGTGCATCTTAATGCCCCAACCCGTATAGGTGCTTTACGACGAGTGAGACAAAACCTTAAAGGAAGTGATAAAGCTACCTTAAACAACCTTCGTTTTCTCGAAGACTAACCACCATGACCACCTCCGGCTCTCTCAAATCCCGTCCCTTCTCCCCTCCGTCAACCCCACTTACCGACAAAAAGATCACCGCTTATATCCTAGCGGGTAAGTATGGAGAAGCCATGCGCCTCAAGGAACTCGCCAAGCAAAAGAAGAAAGCCAAGAAGCCTCGCAAAGCCGCTCCCCTCAAACTCCATAAAAACTCCATGGCCCTTACCAACCTCTCCCATCTCCTCTGATGTCCCCCTCTGAAATCCACTTCCGCGCTTACGAAGAAGACCTTCTCAAGATCGTCCGCAACTATCCCAGCCCATCCACTGTCCAGACCCTTTCCGCGGCCTCGACCATCCGCCAGCACCTGCGCAAAGCCCTCCTCACCTACATCACCCAGACCTCAATCACCTCCACGATTGACCGCAACACGGCTGGCCTCCTCTTCTCCCAGTTCGTTTTCTCCGAAACTCCCGAAGGCCACGTTTACATCGGCCCCCGCCGGACGACCACCAAGCAGAAGCACCTCGCCGTTTCCTCTCCTGAGGCCCTCGCCCTCGATTCCACTCCTTCCATCCCACCTGTTAACGTCTCTGACCCGACCATCCGAAACGCCCTCCTCACTTTGAAGAACTTTGACATCATTCCATTCCCTGTCAACATCACCCACCTCACACCGGAAGCCGAGACCCAACTCCTCTCCCTCTTCCCTAACATCGAACTCGTGCCAGGCCCACAGCCCGGTTGTTACACCCTCCTATGAATCTCTCAAACCCTTACAAGCTTCAACACGTTCCCCTCCGAGAGGTTCGCTTCGACGTCGGAGAGGAAGACTTCGCGCGTCTCTTCGCCTGCGCTCCACGCCGTGGAGTCATGGATGCCATTCTCTCTAATCTCTTCCGCTCCCTCACCGCCGAAGTCACACGATCAATCCCCCTTCCAACGGAAGCCGCTGAGTTCTCCCCTAACGAACAGCAGCTTGCACTTCTGCTTTCTCGAATCTCCTTCTCCGCACCTCTATGACCCCCACGCCACCCGCCTTCCGTTCCGACGAACACTCCCGCCATCTTTTCGAGGACGTTCCCTTCCACCAGCTCTTCGACAAATCCCTCGACAAGATGAATGAGCTCGAACTCGAAGCCCTCCTCAAATCCACCCGAGCAGCTCGTGTCTCCCCCTCCGTGCGAAAGAAACTCAAAACCTCCGCAGCGAAGAAGATCACCGGAGTCAAGAAAGACCTCTCTGCGTCCGAAGACCTCTCTCACCTCCTCTAACCCACCATGTGTACCACCCTATTCCACCTCACCTGCTGCTCCTGTGTAATCCACCACATGCCAACAGGACGCACGGTAGCCGTCATCTCCGGCCCCTTTGACTACTCCCTCACAGTGCCGATTCCACGTGACTCCCTCTTCACTTCCCCCTGCCTGATCACCACCACAAAAACATATGCTAATACCATCCCCGCTCCCGTCCGTCCAGTTGCACCATCCCGCCCCCTCCCAAGGGCAAACTCGCAAACTCTTCCACTGGCTTCCTGACGGCACCCTCCAGCTCCGCATTGACTGGTCTTCAATTGAATCCTTCCTAGGCTGCAACCGCTTGGCGGAATACAAACTCGTCCACTCCAAATCCCCCGGCCCCAAGTCCGCCCTCGTCTTTGGAGCCGCCATGCACGCAGCGTTGGAGATTTGGTATCGGAACAAGGAGAAGATTGGAATGCAATTTGACTTGGACACAAACTGCACCTTGACTCGCGAGGCCCTCCTCCAGCGTTGCTACCTCGCCATCGAATCCACCTTCGCTGAATACCCCATCGGCTTCATCAACGATTACCGCACTCCCGAGTACTGCATCAACTCCTTCGCGGAATACCTCACCCACTACCAAAGCGAAGTCGTCGTCCCGGTCACACATCAATCCAAACCTCTCGTTGAGTTCTCCTTCTCTTACCCCCTCGGTAAGATCCAACTCCCGACGTCAGTCTTTAAAGACTGGGGCTATGGTAAACTCTCCAATGACGCTGCCGCCGAGGAGTTCTTCGCGGAAGATGAAGGTCGAGTTCAACTTGGCACTGATGGTTTGATCGACTGCTCCATTGAATGGACCGGCATTGTGGACATGATCGCCTCCCTCTCTGGTGAGCACTGGCTGGTTGACCACAAAACCACATCCATTCTCTCCGGTGATTTCTTTGATGGTTTCGAGATCGCCATGCAACCAGTTGGCTATGTCGCCGCTGCCCGAGCCGCGTTCCCTGAACTTGACATCCAAGGCTTCATGGTGAACGTCCTCGCTTGTCGCAAGCCTGTCTCCGCAGTGACAGCAAGTGGAAAGAAGTCCACCGCCAAAGCCTTCGAGCCACATCGTCGGTTTTATCGCTATGACACTTGGAAAGAAACCGAGTTCCGCACAGACGCTCTTGCCCTCATCGAAGAGTTCATCGCCAACCTCACCAACAGCTACTTCCCTCGGAAGACCCAGTGGTGCATCGGCAAGTATGGCAAATGCGCCTTCTTCGAGGTCTGCTCACTCCCACCCGAGCAGAGGATGATGATGCTTGAAAGTGGATCTTACCAGGAGAACACATGGAAACCAGTATGAACATACACTCACATCGCAGCCCTCGGTACTTCGAGTCTGACAAAGACTGGAGACTTGAAATTGCCATTATCAATCCGCTTAGCAACATTTGGCTTGCCAGTATTGAAGACAATAATCCTAAGGAGTGGACTTAAAAAATGGAAACCAGTCTAATCTTATGCATAGCTACGACACACCACTTGAAAATAAAGGGCTTATCTCCATTCAAGCTTTTGAGACCAGTCTAGCCGCTCATCCCATCACCACCTCCCAGTGGGTTCAACTCCTTCTGGTGGTTGCCTTCGTCTCTTATCTCCTCTTCCTCTGTCGGAACAAATGACCCCACCCACCATCACCCACCACGTAACCCCGCTCGCTATTCACAACAACAAGATGTTCCTTCACCGGGCCATCCTTTGCATTACCTCCGAAGAGACCACCGCATCCATCTTCCACAACACCACCAGCCAAGAGAAGCAAATCCTTCGAGAACTCTACCTCCCTCTTGAGAACGAACTCTCCGAGATCCGCCCTCTCTTCTCCCTCGACCCAACTCAGGCACTTCGCCGCTTCGATCTCCTGCTCTCCAAACTCCACAATCAACTTCACTAAATGAAATCCTCCACCGACTTTCTCCCCTCGCTTCCTCAATCTTTCCTTCTCATCGGAGCCCCCGGCACAGGCAAAACCACCATTGCCTTGCAGCTCCCAAAACCCTTCATCCTCGACTGTGACGGGAACCTCAACGGCCCAGTGAAGTTCCTCAATGCTGGCAAACGCCTTACCCAACCGTGGTTCTACGACACACCTTTCACCGACGCCAAGGGCAAACCCACTCCGCGAGTGAAACTCCTCGAACGCTGCACGGAACTCCTCTCCGAAGCCGCCAACGATCCCAACGTCGAAACCATCGTCATCGACTCCCTCACCTCCTTCGTCCAGTTCGTCTTCATCCAAGTCCTCGTCAATCAGAAGCGCCCACCATCCGAAGGCTTCAACGTCACCATCTCCGATTCCGCTTTCGAGCAACGTGACTGGGGTGTGTTCTTCGGCCTCATGCAACGCACCATCTTCTGGCTCAAAGGCTGTGGCAAACGCATCGTCATCTGTGCTCACATCAAGACCGACAAGGATGACATGAAAGGAACCCTCCTCAACTTCATCAACGTCCCCGGTCAAATCCGAGACTTCCTCTCCGGGTGGTTTGAAGAAGCTTGGCAGGTGACGGTCGAAACCACCGGCGTTCCAGGCACCGCCACTTTCAAGGAAACCCGCAAAGTCCTCACCGTCCCGGACTCCCGCTCAGCGAATCTTGGGCTCAAGACTTCCTCCGGGCTGGGCACTTCCTTCAATCCAGACGACATCAGCAAACTCATCTCCAAAACGAAATGAACCCTCTTGCTTTATTCATCTGGACCATTGGCGATGCCTTCGGTGTCTTCGTCTTAGCTGTCTGCGGCATCACCTGGGGTTATTTTACATTTATGGACTACATCAAGAAGGACCACTAACCATGACCCGCACCTTCCTCGTCGCCCTTGAACTCGATCCGAGTGAATCTCTTGAAGCCACCTCCGCAGATATTCAAGAATCCCTAGAAACCGACGGCTTGCCTGTCACCTCTGTCGCGCCCTGGTCCTCACCACTTTCCAGTTCCACCGAACTCGATCCACTTTCTCTCCCCACCCTTGGGGCCTGAAAACACAAAACAAACAAACACAAGAAAACACAAACACTATGATCCCACCCCTCAGCCTCGTCCTCAACGATGTCGACACCTCCATGCCTCTCCTCGTTGAAGGCAAGCAACCCCTGAACATCGCCAAAGCCGAGATTGCCGAAAGCAAATCCGGCAAAGGCTACATGCTCGTGGTTGTCTTCAAGACCGTCGACCCCGCCAAGGACACCAACGGCAACGATGTCCACCCCGGATTCCCCATCACCCATCGCTTCATGTGGCCAGCACCCGGCACGGAGTTCGGTGACGGTGAATGGAAGGACTCCTACTTGCAGTCCCTCGTGAAGTTCCAGTTGGCCATCGCCAACCTCCGAGACATCCCCTCCAACCGCCCACTGCTTCCTCCCTTCGACGACAGCTACATCGCTGACCTCCCAGGGAAGACCGTGATGGGCAACATCCGCACCAGCAAATCCAAGGAAGGCGACGAGTTCGGACCCAGGTCTGAGATCTCCAGCTTCTTCCCGATTGGCTAAGTGAAACCCACGCGCTGGCATACCGCGTTTAACGTATGCCTTCTTTCTCCTATGAAAACCAAATCCAAGTTCCAATCAAAGAACCAAATCTGTGACGGCGAAACCAAACCCCGCCGCTCCATCCCCGTGGCCGAAGTTGACGAAATGCTCGATCGCCAGGCCCAACGCCTCACCAAAGAACCCACCCTCTACGACCAACGCCTCGAACTTCTCGCCAAGCTCGATGACATGGAAGGCCAACGTGACTACCACACTGACGCCTGCCGTGAGTTCAACCTCCGAATCCTTTCCACCCAAAAGGCCCTCAACGAATTGAACCAAGCCATCAGCGCTGAACTCCAGCTCGACTCCCTTCGATAACCCCAACCCGCCTCTGGCACGAGGGCTTCATTCTCGTGCCACCCCACCATGCAACACTCTGAACTCGTCCGCGCTTTAGTTAAATCACCTGTCCAGCTCCACGGAGAAATCACTTCCGAAGACTGCAACCTTATTCACATGACAATGGGAATTTCCGGCGAAGCTGGAGAACTTCTCGACGCCATTAAAAAAGGAGTGATTTATCGCAAACCTTTAGACAGAGAAAACATCATTGAAGAACTTGGCGACATAGAGTTCTATCTTGAAGGGCTTCGCCAACAACTTCACATTTCTCGTGAAGAAACTCTTCTTGCCAATATCAACAAACTCTCTAAGCGCTATGAAAAGCTCTCGTATTCCAACGACGCCGCTCAAACCCGCGCTGACAAACAATAACTTTTTTTCTTATGTCCACCGACTCCCCCTCCACCCCCACCACAACACACAAACTCAAGCGCCTCGAAGGTGTTGAATACATCTCCATCTCCGAGATCAAAGTCCACCGCGCTTCCCGAGCCCGCACAGACTTCAAGCAAGTCCTCGCCAATGCCAACGTCATCGCAGCATCCCTCATTCTCGTCGGCCCCATCACCCCCCTCTGCCTCGACGACGAAAACAACCTGATCGCAGGTGAGTGCCGCCTGGAAGCCTACAAGCTCCTCAACCAAACTGAAGTCCCCTACGTCATCCGCTCCAAGCTCGACGCCGCCCAGCAGCGCATGGTGGAACTTGACGAAAACAACTGCCGCCTTAAAATGACCTGGCAGGACGTGGCCCTCGCCATCTCCGAAGTCCACCACACCAACACCAAAGCCTCCGCGAAGAAAAAAGAACAGTGGTCCACCCGCGCTTCCGGCCAGCTCGTCGGCCAGTCTCACACCCACGTGGCCGACTGCCTCCGCGTGGCTGACTTCCTCATCAAACGCGACCCTGAAATCATGGCCGCCAAGACCCTCCAGCAGGCCCAGCAAATCCTTCTCGAGCGGAAAGAAGGAGCCATCATGGAAGCCAAAGCTCGCATCGCTGGCGGAGCCATTGCCCTCGGCCGCAAGCCGACAATCAAACCCTCTGGCATCATCAACATCCAGCTCGGCACCCCCGGTGATATCCCCCTCGCGGAGTCGGTCAAGTCGCTTTCCCCAGAAGCGATCAAACAAATGCAGCAAGTTTCGTTGAGTGACAAACTCTTCAACGTCGACTGCACGCAGTTTATGATGAACGAGATGCCTGAAAAGTGCGTCGATGCCATCCTCACCGATATCCCATACGGCATCGATATGGACCTCCTCGAAGACATCCACGGGGTGGACTCAATGCGTTCAACCCACGATGTGGAACAGAACATCGAGCAGATGAAACCCTTCCTTGAAGGTGCGTTCCGCGTGCTGAAAGACAACACGTTCCTGATGTTCTTCTACGCTCAGCAGCATCAGGAGAAGCTCTCCCAGTGGGGACGGGAAGTGGGCTTCAGCGTCCTGGATTGGAACATGCTCTGGCTCAAACCACACAGTTGCAAGAACAACGCGCCACATCAGAACCCCACCAAGTCCTACGAGCCCGTGATGGTGATGAAGAAAGGTTCCCCACATCTTGCCAAACCAATGACCAAGTGCCACTTGGAAGTTGACGGCATGCCGGACAAGCGCCTTCAATCCAACCCATTTGCCAAGCCACTTGAGTTCATCAAGACCATGATGCTTGAGCCGATCTTCTTCCCAGGGATGACGATCCTTGATCCGTTTGCAGGGGAAGGGAGTATCCTCCGGGCTTCAATTCTCATGGGCTGTAGACCTATTGGACTTGAGATTGACACTGACAGATTCCCCCGCCTGGTGGATCAAGTCAAGGGAGTCTACAAAAACATGCTCGGAGGGAATGTGCAGTTTTCATGAGATCAGATACCAATAAACTCCTTGGATTGCTCGTTAAAACCGTCAGCGTACTAGCGTGGGGCACATCATGCCATGGAGACATTGCTAAAATGTCCGAACTACTCAACAAAATCGAAGAAGAACACACTTTCCCATGCCCACCAACCTCCCCAACCGTTTCCCCCTTACCCACTCCCCAGACTTCCGCCTCGCCATAGTAGGCGAGTGCCCCAACCTGCATGACTTTGCCGCCGGAAAGCCCTTCTCCGGTTCCGGTGGCAATCTCCTAACCGGAGCCCTCAACGCCGTGGGCGTCATGCCCTCCTCCTGCTTCCTCGGTTACGTCTGCCAATCAACTCCACCAAACGGTGACATCGAACACCTCGACAAATCCTCCTATGAAATCACAAACGGACTCCGGCAACTCCGCGAAGACCTCAACAAGTTCCAGCCGAATTGCACACTCTACCTGGGCGCAACTGCACTTTGGGCTGCGGGCTCGTTCCACAAGGTCCACACCTATCGAGGCTCACTTTTCCTTGACACCCATGGCAGAAAAGCCCTTTCCACCTACTCCCCCTCCTACATCATCAAATGCTGGGACGAGTCCCCCCTGTTCCAATTCGACATCGCCCGTGCAGTAACAGAAGCCTCTACTCGGGAGTTAAACTTGCCCCAGAGAAAGCTCTCCGGCAACATGACTGCGAGTGAAGTTCTCAACCGCCTTGCCAACATTCCCGAGGGAACCCTCACTTCCGTCGATATCGAAGGTGGCGTCCCTGATCCCACCGCAACCACTTACAAGCACCTCGAAGGTGTCACCTGCATTGGCATTTCCACCGATCCGCTCGATGCATTCATCATCCCGCTTCAAGACTTCGACGACACCACTAAGTTGATCGTCATGAAGGAGTTCTGCAAGCTGATGGCAAATCCCAAAATCCCTAAGGTTCTACAAAACTCCCTCTATGACTACACTGTCCTCGCTTGGCTCTGGAGACTGCCCACTGCCAACGTTCGATACGACACTATGCTTTCAGGATGGGAGATATACCCTGAGTTGCCCAAAGGACTCGGTACTCAAGCTTCAATCTGGACCCGTGAACCTTACTATAAGTTCGAGCGCACTGCGGACGATACTGGAGACGGCAGAACTGCAAAAACAATCCATTATGAATATTGTTGTAAAGACGCAGCAGTAACTCTTGAAATCCACAACGCCCACATGGCGGCCATGTCCCCGGCTCAACGCTCTCACTATGAGTTCAACATGTCCCTCATTCCCTCACTTCAGTTCATGTCTCTGCGCGGCATTCGCTACGACCAAGCAGCAAATGATCTGAAGAAAAGTGAAGTCCACGCAAAGATGGCTGCGTTGCAAATGGCTTGTGAGACCCACGCGGGTGGTCCCATCAACATCAACTCCCCCAAGCAGATGACCGAACTCCTCTACCGCAAGTTCGGTATGGAGCCTCAATACAAAATCGAGAAAGGTCGGAAAACTAACAAACTCACAGCGGACTCCGATGCAATGCTTAAGCTTGTCGTCAAAGCCAAGACTGCTGTCCACCCATTCCTTTCTTGCGCTCTTGCGTGGAAGAAACTCGAGGGTGTCCGCAAGCAACTCGAAATCACCACTGATCACGATGGCCGTGTTCGCTGTTCCTACAATCTCGTTGGAGCGGAAACAGGACGACTCAGTTGCTCCGGTTCAGTCACCGGCAGTGGCACCAACCTTCAAACCATCATGAAAGAAAACCGCCAGTTCTACTGCGCGGACCCAGGCTATCACTTCTTCCAATGTGACCTTGAAGGTGCAGATGGCTGGACAGTGGCCGCCCACGCAGCTTCCCTCGGTGATCCAACAATGATAGAAGATTATTATGCCAAACTCAAACCAGCCAAAGTCATCGCCCTCATGCACGTTGTTGGGCCGCATGTCAACGATCTCTCCAGGGCGGAACTCAAAGTCCTCCTCAAACAAACCGAAATACCGGATCACATTTACGCTATATGTAAAGTCGTGCAACACGGTAGTTCCTATGGCATGGGAGCCAACCGCATGTCTGAAAATCTACTCGAAAAGTCGTTCAAGAAGAGTGCTGATTCGTCAATTCTCTCCGTTCCTCCAGCAGATTGCAAACGCATACAAGCGCTTTTCTTCAAGCGTTATCCCGGTGTATTGGCATGGCAGCGTTGGGTGGAACAGCAGCTCCTCCGAGGTCGAACCTTGGGTTCAGCCTCTGGACACATTCGAACTTTCTTCGGAAGAAGTGGAGACCAGCAAACCCTAAAAGCCGCCCTCGCCCATGAACCTCAGGCCAACACCACGTATGCTACGAATCTGGCTATGCAAAAACTGTGGCTCGACCCAGAAAACAGAACTGAAACCGGGGCGCTCATCATTCAGCCGTTGCACTCAGTGCACGACGCCCTTTGCGGCCAGTTCCCCATCGACCGGACTGAGTGGGCTGTTGGTAAAATTCGCGAGTGGTTTAACAATCCCATCCGCATCGGCAACGAACAAATCCTGATCCCTTTCGAAGGTGGTTATGGACCAACTTGGTTAGACACAGACGAACATTACAGAATTGGAGAAATATGAAAACCCCCAGACTCACTATCACAATGCCTCAACCAACAACCTATCGGCGTAAAGACCGTAAGACTCACACAGCTCCGCAGCTCTACAAAGAGGAAACTGGTTTTGACAAACCAACCACCTTTCGGCTCACTCCTGAGCAAAACCAACAATTCTTAACACGTCTCCGCTCCCGTCGCGCCCAATGACCCTCACCTCCAAACAAGCCCAGGCCCTACGCCTCACACTCCTCACCGACCTTGAACGGGGAGAAACCAACCTTGAGTTCGACCAGCGCTTCATCAAGCCAATCTTCGGCGGAATGCAAGAACTCCTCCAATGGTGTAAAAGCTGGAACATCGAGTGCGAATCCTACACCCGCCGAGGAATGAACGACTCCGCTGGGGTTCCGATCACCTGGATTGGATTCAAGAAACCCACTGACGAGCAGAAAGCAATCTTTATCATCGAGGACAAAAACCTGTGAAACCAATGCGAGGCTTCAAATGGGCCGATTACAAACACCGCTTCCCTTTCCCCTGTCATGTCCAACCTAAACTCAACGGCGTCCGTGCACTCTACTCCACTGGAGTCTTCCAATCTAACGATAACCATGTTTGGAAACGACCAGTCGTTGAGCATCTCCTCACCGAACTTAAAGCCACCTGTCCTCCATTCCTCATCCTCGACGGAGAACTCTATCTCCACGGCAAGTCCCTCCAGCAAATCAACGGTGCAATATCGGTCAACCGACTTGCCCCATCAGCCTTGACCCCCGAGATAGAATACCATGTCTTCGACTGCATCTCCGCCCACGATCTTCATCTCCCTTTCAGCAAGCGTCTTGAAATCCTCTATTCTTTCCGAGATCGGTTGGTCTCGGTTGGTGCAGAGAAGATTAAAGTTGTTCCGACAACTGAAGTCTTGGAGCCAGGAATTGATGAATTACTCTTCGCGGAGTATCGACGCCAAGGGTTTGAGGGAACAATGTATCGTAATTCCAGTTCTCCTTACGGATTTCTCGAAGAGTGTGGAAATCAAGACAACAGGTGGGGGTGGCTTATCAAGAGGAAAGAGTGGGAAGCGGAGGAGTTCGAAGTTGTCAGGCTCGAAGAAACCGTTGGAAATAAAGGCTTCCGAGGCTTCCAGCTGCACTGCAGCACCGACTCTGGAGCAGCCTTCTCGGTCGGCTCTGGTCTATCCATCCCAGAGCTCGATCACTATCTCGCCAACCCACCCAACGGCCTGATTGCCCGCATCCGTTATGAATGTCTCTCCGATGGAGGCATTCCACTTAAACCCACGATTGAAGCTATACTTGAATGAACGCTTTTGAACATGCCCTACTTGACGTCGCGAGAGATAGACAAGATGAAAGGATTGCTAAAGTAAAACGCTGCGCTGCTATTAATCTAAATGAGCGCTTATTAAATCTTTACAACAATCTTATAAGCAAACGTGATCAACGAGACTATATAGATAACTTCCCAAATCAAGATTTAAACGTCATGTATCGTTATATTCTTAAACACCACCACGAAGTCCTTGCCCTGTGAACTTCCTCCAAGCATATCAAATCTATTCCTCAGGCAACGAAGCCCCAGAAGAGTTCCACCAGTGGGGAGCCTATGCCGCCCTGAGTGCCTGCTGTGGTCCATACCTCTGGACGGATATGGGTGGGGTTGGCAACATCCAACCGAATCTATTCATCCTCTATGTCGGACCACCGGGAATCAAGAAGTCCACCGCAAAGGACTTCGCTAGGAATCTTATCCGCGACGTGGCCACCAAGGAACATCCCATTCCCATGGCGCCTTCCTCCACCTCCAAGGAAGCTTTCGTTGACTACATGGCAAACCCAAAAAGCCCATGCCAGATGGTTTACAAATGGAAGGACAAGCCAAGAGCTTACACAAAGTGCTCAATCTTCGCGAACGAGTTCGTCAACCTAGTTCAAGTAGGCGGTGATCCCCTCGCATGGATTCAAGTACTCACCGACATCTATGACCCACAGCCGAACTATGACGTATCAACCATTTCTCGAGGTGCGAAGGAAATCCCATACCCATACCTCACTCTCCTCGGTTGCATGACTCCAGAGCTAACGCGTTCCCTCATCAACGAGAATGCGCTCTCTGGTGGTTTCTCTCGTCGTGTTCTCTATATCTACGGCAGCAAGAACGGCCCACCAGTTCCACGTCCAATCACCACTCCGGAGCAAGTCGAAGCTAAGAAATATCTAATCCAACATTGTCGTGAGATTCAGACCCTCCAAGGCAAGTTCGAATTCACCCCAGAAGGAATCAAAGCATATGATGAATGGTATTATCGGAACTACGCAGAGTTGGAACAAGCAACGTCTGCGGCGGTTGTCAATTTTCTTCAAAGCAAGGCAGTCATCGTCACCAAGGTGGCCATGCTCTCCAGATTATCTTGGTCCAAAGAGCTACTCATCGACAGAGAAGATATTGAACTCGCCGTTGCCATGGTCTCCTCAGCCCAGCAGCACATTGACACAATCTTTTCAGGCGTTGGCCGCAACCCTCACGCTTCGACACAGGCTGGAATCGCCGCCCTCGTCCGGACTCAGTGCTCCCGCCCACCGTTCTACATCACAACCAAAAAAATCTACGCAGCCTATCTCGGCCAAGCATCCACCCGCGACATCGACTCACTCCTAACGCAAATGGCCCAGGTGGATATTCTCCGCCTAGGCCATATCGATCATCCAAACGGGCAACGAATCCCAGTGGTGACAAGTTTCGAGTATGCTGAAAAGATTCAAGCTAAACCAAAAGCACCGCCACTGGGTTAATACCCCACATTAAACGGGTCCCATTGTTGCTGCCTCTCCGCAGCATTCCGCACAGCTGGCATCGAGAACCCCCGTCCCAGTATCCCCCTCGCCTGCTGCCCCGCCAGCGCCCGCGCAAGTTCCATCGGTTGACTCTGCGGCATCCCCATAGCCCTAGCAACCTCCATAGCCTGAGGTCTAACTGCCTGCGAAAACGTCCCTTGATAATCCCTCGGTGCAACTTCATCCGCTGCAAGCGCTTGAACCCGCGAGGTTAAACCCTGAATGATCCCCTTGAGAGCATTTTGTCTTTCAAGGGGATTTTTCGTTTCCGGTAGAAGCTTCACGGCTTGTTCCATCAAAGCCTTCCTCGCAAACACAGGCCCCATTTTCATAGCCTTCTTGATCTCCTCCGCCGCGAGCTTCTTCCGAGCGTTGGCCTCAGCTTCCTGGTTCCGAACAATGCTTTCCCACTCCTTCCGCTTCACCATATCCGCAGATCTGAACCCCAAAGCACTGGCGGTCATATTCATCTCCGGGTTCTCTTGTCGGAACTGATCCGTCAAGGCCTCCGCAAATCTTCTCACCCCACCTGGGCCTCCCTTCGCCAGCGCATTAATCGGCCCCTCGCCCCTCGCAAGGCTCCCTCCCATGTTAAACAGCGAGTTAGCCATCGAAGCCATAGGACCGAGGAAGCTCTTTGCACTCACACCATCATAGGAATTAACCCCCATGAAAGAAGAAAGTGCAAACCGGCTGTGGAGATCCGCAGGAATCCCTGCACTTTCCGCAAACGCAGCGGCCGCTCCGTGGGAAGCCACCCTGGTCAAAACTGGATCACCAAGTGCATCTTCCAGCCCCTTCAGCATCTTCCCCTTCAAATCCTCATCCAGCATCTCCTCCATCAGTGCAATCCCTGCACCAACAAACGGCAGTCCCAGAATCCCAGCCGCACCGACCTGAGCAAGAATCATATTCTTAAACGCAGCCTTTGCATCTTGCCTCTGCTTTGGAGTCAAGCTTGCTTCTTCACCCTTGAAATGTTCACTCCACCCGTGTTTGTAATAAGTAGCAAGCTGTGCAAACCGACCACGGACATAACTCGAAAGCGCATAAACCACATGACCGGCGTCCCCTAGT